GGTGCGCCGTAGCATCCTCTCACAGGAGCGTTTAGTACAATAAACAAAGCAGGTGGAAACCGCTGGAGTATACCTTGTTTATTGATTTATTGAACCCCGATCACACCATAAGGCGCAAAACGGGTCGAGGGCATTTCGTGCCGCGTGTTACTAAAATGTATAACATGTCGCGCTAACTACTTGAATTTGAAATACGTTACTAACCGCATACAGCCCCTTGGGGCATGGATGGGGCAAACTCTGACAACTTCTGGTTTAGTATAGACACTTGCTCAGCACTGCTTTCTGACATCCATTTTCCGTAGACCTTAAAGACCATCTGAGCGTTAGCGTGTCCCATTTGGGTTGCTATAAAGCTTGGGTTGGCTCCGGCAGACAACGACCAGCATGCATAGGTATGTCGTGACTGGTATGCATTACGGTAACGGATCCCCGCACGTTTAATGACCGAGGCCCAGATTTTATTAATGGAGTTCACCGCATAGTGATATCCTGTATGAACACCACGCCGGGTACACTGAGGACTGAAAACAAAGGTGCAGGGGTGAATGACTGACCGGCCATATTCCCGTAACTTCACTTCAATCTCATACTGTCTGCCCAGGCGTGTTAGTTCGGCCTGACTTTTAAGGGCTTCGATTGCTGGTTTGATGAGAAAAATCACCCTGTCAGTTCCCGCCTCGGTTTTTGGCAGGGTGAACTCATCAGTTTGGGTGTGATTGCGCTTGACCGTTAACGTACCAGCTTTCAAATCAATGTCCTCCCACGCAAGCCCGCACAGCTCCCCATGCCTCATGCCTGTATAAATCGCCAGCGACCATAAATTCTTCAATTGCTGGTGTCGGCATGCCTCTATAAACCTGATAAATTCATCTCGGCTGAGTGGATCTGGATCGGCTTTCGCCTTCTTTAGCCGGTTAATTCCACTAAACGGGTTTTGCTTTATATATCCGTTATCCTGCGCAAACTGAAAAATTCCAGACATAAGAGTCATGTAGTTGTTTACGGAAGGCGCTTTTCTTCCCTTAACCGGTGTGCGATATCCCTTCTTCATGACCTGGTAACCAGTCAGTAGATCTTTCCGGATGAACAGCAAATCTTCGGTTGTTACCGCTGATACAAGTTTTCTCCCCCCCAGGCGGGGGAGCATATTCTTGATAATTGACTCGTAGCGACTCATGGTATTTGTGCTGATCTCCATTCTTTTCAGCTCCACCCACTTATCGGCGAGTTCTTTCACCGTGATTTCCTTTCCGGATTGCCCGAAGCGGGCAAGGTTGGGTGAATCCGGAAACTGCTTTGCATAGTCAAACTTTCCCATGCGAATAGAGAAGCAGACCGACGTTCGCAGATCTCCGGCAACCTTCCGGTTTTTAGCGGTATCAGGAACGCCAAGGTTTTCTCTGACTCGCTTACCATTATATTTGAACCATATGCGGAGTGATCCGCCGTGATTCTCAACGCCCGTTGGATATGAGCTTTTACTCATAATTTCCTCCTGACGCCCAGGAGCCATACAAGCTTACCTTTTTCATCGAACCCGATCACCATATTGGTTGTTTTTGTGCGGCAACCCATGCGTCAACTGCTTTACGGTTGTACATGCATTCGCTGGTGGGCTTTGGTTCCCCGTCTGGTGAAACGTGCTTATATTCCCGGCCAAGAAGCCAGGAGTTTTTTCGCGCCCGAGCGATTGTGCCAGGCTTCAAGCCGGTAACGGCAATCAGTAGTTGCTCGGTAACCCATTCGTTCGGTTCGACCTGAATAATCGTCTGCATACCTACCTCACACCACGTTCTGGCCACGACAGTGGCACCAGGTTTCAAACATCCGCTTGACCACCTCCCGGCAGTAGCAACCATCAACATCCCGCGTCAGGTCGTAGCGGCGTCCGTACCGCTGGCGAACCCATATTTCAAAGGCGTTATGCATCATGAATTCCCCGCAACTGTATTGCCCATGTCGTTAACCATGCTTTGCCAGATTTCACGCCCGGTTACCGTCAATTCGTCTCCACGAACGCATCTACTCAATAATTGAATTGCGATAGCTTCCCATTGTGGGTAACTGTCTTTGAGCGCCTCAAGCGCGTAACCGTCTACTAAATCCCTAACCCCTTTAATACCACCGACAATATTCACCTGTATTGTCTGCCCTCCGGCATTAACCGAGAAGCCACCCCCGGTGCTGGTGGCGCAGATATGGGTATAAAGGGCTGAGGCATACTGATTTGCCAGCGCGTTGAGCCGGAAATTTTGAATAATGAGTGCCATTACTTCGCCTCCCAGCCGATAGCCTGAAACAAGCCCATCTTCGGGTGATACCAGCGTGTGCCACGCGGCTCTGCTTCGGACATCATCTGGCGAAATGCGTGCATGAAAGGCTCAAGCTCCACGATAGCCCGGCGGGAAAGCAACCCATCCGGCGTCATGAACTCGTGAGTGTCAGTCGGGATCCGGTAGGCGTTAACCAGATTGCGACACTTCGCATCGGTCATGCCGCTTTGGGCGACCACCTGGCGATAACCGACATAACCAGCACGCATGTTGCCGCGCTTAATGTTCTCTACGGCTTCGGTGACAGTATCAATCTGCTCTTCGACATGGCTTAGTCGCTTTTGCTGGCGAACGGCATCGGCGGCCATCGCGGCGATCATCTCGATTTCGGTAAGAGGCTGCGTCCGCTGAGTACGGAAATAGCTATTGACCAGTTCGCGCTGAACCTGCCAGGCCAGATCGTCATTGAATGGCTTAGTCAACATCAGGTAGCCTGATTCGAAAAGCACAATCCCTGACGGTGCAAATTTAGAGAATGTCCCTTCCGGGAGGTCCGTACGTATTACGTCCGCACCTAATTCGGCATAGTCCACACCGTTGATGAAATGCTCACGGTTTCGGTTGAATGCTGCACGTGCGGTTCCTTCCGGTCGCTGGTGGACTTCATCAATCATCGCCAGCGTCACAACGCGCTGACCGCGATATTCGACTGCCGGCAACTGTTTGTTATTGATCGTTACAGTGTTCATTTTCGTCCTCCTCAGTGCATAATCGGCATGTCTGGCATGCCTTCGGTCTGGAGTTGTTCGATAAAGCTATCGTGCAGCGTTTCAAAAGCATCACGACCCCAGTCTGAAAGCGTGAATCCTTGCTGACTGGTGGTGAGCATGCTCTTGTAAATCTGGAGGGCTTTTCCCGGCCCCGTGACGCTGCCAAATTTTTCGATGGCGATACTTTCAACGTGGTTAGCCAGGCAGAATCGTTCTGGCCCCGGGTAGATGCTCATGCCGCCGTGTTTGCCGCAGTAAATGACCCCTTTATCAAAACCGCCAGAGTCGTTTGGCACTTCGACAGGACCGTACATATCGAGCAGTTCTGTTACGAAAACCGTCACTACCAGCCAGCGCCAGAGGATGATTTCCTTTTCTACAGACAGCGCTATCCAGCCAGCTTCACTTGCTTCCCAGATGCAGGACAGCATGCGCATGCCTTTTACGACGTCTCGGTCGTAATCACCCCGATCCAGCCCCTTGATAGCGACGGAGTACCCGATAGTGCGGCGGCTTATCAGAATGCCGTCCGGGGTGGCTTCCGGGTTAAATGTGTTGTGAGCCATTGCGCACCCCCGCTGGTTTACTGGACTGCAGCTCTGCCCGCTCTTTCACGTAGCGGTCATGCATGGCGTCCCATTTCGTCAGCCACTTCTGCGCTTCGCGCTTGCTGGCAAGCATGCGACGCAGGCGGCGGACCGTGCGCTGGTGGGCCCTGGAATATTCCAGTGTGACGGGTCCGCGCACCCAAACTTCACCCCCATGGCTGACTTCACGCGTATCCGGGTGGCGTTCTGCGAAGCCAGAACTAGCGAATGCATGCGATGTCAGAAAGTAGGCCAGGTGCCGAATGGCGGTGCCACTGCTAAAGCAACGCTTCATACGACCGTGACGGGCTGCAACAAACAGATCGCCGACAGGCGTCTGGTGCTTCTGGAACGCCAGGTCAATGGCGCTAGCAATGCGTTTATCAGTCATTTTCTGTCCTTAACCTTGGAATACTTTTCATGGCTCATTACTTCCCAGCTTTGGCCGCCGTCACGTGACAGCAGCCGCCAGCGTCGGTTAACCCGAAGGCTCAGATTTCCTGAGCGATGCATGCGGCAAGGGTGAACCCGTTTGTTTCTGTACTGGCGTAGAACGAAAACCGCCTGTTCATGCACCCACTCAGGAATGCGTATTGCTGTCAGTGCCATCAGATGACACCTCCGCTGGAGTGTTTCTCTTTTACGTATTCGACTACCTCCATTAGCAAGTCATCGACAATTAATTTTCCTGACTCAGTCAGGTATTCCGTGTCTTTATTGATTTCGATGGACTGATGGTAAGCTGAGCTAATCATCTTATTACCTTCCACCGCCCCGAATTCGCCGCGTACCAGACCTTCAAAACGTCGCAATATTGAATCCATAAATGATTCAGTTATTTCTATCGTTTCGATTTTATTTCCAGGCAAGTTGATAATTAATAAGTTGCCGCCTGTTTTCTTTTTCATCCATGCTAATGCAGCATTCTTAATACGATTGCGATATTTCGCGATTGGTTCATCCATTGCGACGTTTCTCCTCAGCATTAGCCCATGAAGAAATCTGACAAGCCAATTCGAAACTCAGACCGATAAGAGATTCGGTTTGGCCCGGTTCCATTTCTTTAAACTGAGAAAAGATTAAATCCAGTAAGTGATATAAGTTATCAGCAGTGTCACGCACCGTTTCAATTGTGCTGTTATTATTTACCATTGTTAACTGTCTCCTCTTCAATGAGTTGCAAGAAAGTGCTGACAGGAACCGATAAATCATAAGCCAGTTCAAATAATGCCTTTACCTCACTCTCTTCAAGCTCATCAGCAGCAAAGGCAGCGACTTTAAGTAAGGCGAATAATTTATATCCTGACAGGGAAGCTCTTTGTAATTCAGATTCTTTAGCCATGATTACACCCCATAAGCCTTCTTAAGAAAAAGGCGCGCAATTACTTCATAACCGCAGGCTGCATACATGCACGCTGATTTATATGCTGACTGGTCTTTGATGAAAGTCATATTCGCTCCATCCTGTTTTTAGGTTGCAGGAAGCCCCGTCGTTTAAGGCGAAATTAAATTAAGATGATTTGATTAACTCAGCTTTGTTTCGATTTTTTGCAATAACTCATGCGTCTTAATGGCATTGTCGAATATCAAGGCGGCCATTAAGCAATGAGGGTCATCGCTGTCCTTACCTGCAAAGTATGACTCGTTATATACGCTAACCAGTTCCCTGAGTTTTGCAGCGCTGACAGTTGCATAAAAAACATCGTCTGCAATATCAGACTCAATCCCGCTGGGGGGGGGGGCGATACTGCGTTTTGAGTTTTCATTAACTCTTCGATATACGCGTAAGTCGTTTCGCGGGTTTTATCGAAGGAGCGAATCAAGCAAGCTAATCCGCAATCAGTTTCCTCATTCATTTCTGTGTTTTTATAAATCATCTCCAGCAGTGTATTGCCTTCGGAAATCTGAGCGGCAACATCATGGAGCATATCGACAGGAGTTTTCATTTTTGATTCTCCTGCGCGTGATCGCCAGCGGCTTCGGCGTATAGTTTTGTCTGTTGAAAAATGCAGTCACCTAAATCAGAACCGTCATCTTTATCGGTAATTGAAATAAGCAAACCCACCTCGATCATTACTGCGATGTTACGGAACACATCTACTGGTTCCAGGGAAAGACCTTTGAAGGTTTTCATTCCTTACTCTCCACATTCAAAGCTCTTTTTTCAGCAGATGACAGGAATGTTATAATTCCAGCAAGGAGATATGAATCGAGATTTTCTCGTCCAGATAAAGAATCAAGCCATAATTCAGCAATTGATTTAGCCTGGCGGATAGATAGTACAATATCTGAATTATCATTAACGTGATTACTAGTGACGTTAAGTGCGACGGTGCTTTGAACAGCGTTACCTATCGGTTGAGTTTTAATGCTGTTAACTTGACGAGAAGACATAATATTCCCCCTGATTACCACTTGATGTAAGTAATAGTTTGGTTATTCAGGAGAGTGGCCAAGATCGTTACTTTATAATTCTTGATTTACGCTCTCCCGATTCCTTGGTAAGAAGCGTAAATCAACTTTACTTAACTATCAATATCTAAAATCAATTAAATTTAAATTAACGGCTATCCTCTTGATCTTCAAAGCCTTTAAATTTAAGTAATTCCCTTTCAACATTCTTGAAGTGCTCCATCAGTTTTTCTTGTGCAAAGTTCATAACTTCTTTGCGCTTATCCTCAGGAAGTAAGTCAAAAATAAGCTGAATTTTAGCCATTTCCTGCTTGTTTACGTCAGGGATTTTTTCTCCAAACTCATCTGTTGACATTTCTTCACCAACCAGAAGCCACTTCACACTGCACTTTAGCGCACTGGCCAAAGCTTCTATACGGCTTGAGCTAGGTATTGATTCCCCTTTTTCCCATAAAGAAACTGCAGCCATCGATACATCGACAGCCGAAGCAAGAGTTTTTTGTGTCATATGGAGCTCTAGGCGTCTTTCCTTGATGCGCACCCCTATTTCTTTTTCGGTATCGTTCATTTATTTCACTCCGCTTGATTAAATTAAGTATACTTGATTTAATGGTTGTTGATGATTCTACTTTTTTAGTAAGGTGTGCTCAATGAATAAATCAACTGTAGTTGATTTTTACGGTTCGCAAAGGGCGGTAGCAATTGCTATGGGTGTTAGTGATCAAGCGGTATCAAGCTGGGGCTCGCCGATCCCTAAAAGCGCAGCCCTCGAACTGGAGAAAATTACCAACGGTGCCCTCAAATGCGATCTGAGTCTGTATAAGGGCCGCCAGCGTAAAAACAAGCGCATTCAACAGCCAGAGGCGTGACATGTCACAAGACTTCCGTCACGTCGAAATGCCTTCGCAATACTGCCAGGCCGATGCGCAGTGGATTCAGGAACAGTTGCTCCGGCTGCCACCTTCGCTTAGGCGGAAAGTCGCTCAGCGATACGCGGAAGTTTATGAAGTTGAATTTGAGGTTGAGCCTGTTTCTTTCCGGCGGGAGAACCGGGCAAGGCATGAGGCCAATACACGGCTTCGCAAATTTGTAAGAACGCACGGGCGTGCAATTCAGGGGTACACGGCTGAGCCGCCCCTGGCAGGAACGCAGTAAGCGGGACTGAGGATAACCGGACTTAAAGGCGTCTGGTTGCATGTCGGCTTAAAGATGCCGGGTGCTGGTGGGCTGATTCTTCGATTGTCTGTTTTTTATCTTTGTACCAGCTTGCGAGTACATGAGATGGGGAAGAGGGAAGAGGGGGGTAAGGGGGGAGATGGGTGTTAGGGAAGGGAAGGCATCCTTTTCCAACAGACAACTCCATAGGTTAGGTGGGTACCGATCTAAGAGACAGGGTTTAAAACGGCGTTGTACTAGTCATCTGGTACGCACCCATAACCAATTCAGATCGGGAATCGTTCTTCCTGGAATAGTGGATTTAGAAGGTGGTGGTGATGCTGAATATCAAACCCAATTTCGCACAGGAACGCGGACTGAGCATGCTGCGCCTTGGCTGGAAGGCATACAACTCCTTCATGGTCTACGCGCCAACTGGTAGCGGTAAAACCGGGCTGGCAGCATTCATCACCGCTGGTCATGTCAGTCGGGGTAAACGTGTTCTGTTCGTGGCTCCATATACCGTCTTATTACGTCAGACCGCCAGCCGTTTTGTCAGTTATGGACTGGATGCTGCTGATATCGGGCTCGTCTGGGCTGAGGCTGAGAAAAGCGAGATTGACCCGGATCGACTGATTCAGATCGCCAGCGCGGACACTTTGATCCGCCGGGATTTCCCTCAGAATATTGAACTGCTGATTATCGATGAAGCACACCTGCGCAAACGTCGAATCCTGAAAGAAATTGAGCGCCTAACCTCCGAGACGAGGGTCAAAGTTATCGGTTTATCCGGGACGCCATTCTCTCCCTGGCTGGGACGCTATTACCAACAACTGATTAAACCCACAACTATCAGCGAACTGATCCAGCGGGGAGATCTGAGTCCGTTTGAGTTCTATGCACCGACAAAGCCCGATCTGAAAGGCGTAAAAACGTCCTCATCAGAGGAGTACGGCAGCGACTACAACGAAAGCCAGTTGTCAGAAATCATGTGCGGATCTGACCTGGTGGGCGACATCGTGGACAACTGGCTGCGTAATGGTCGCGACCTCCCAACCGTGGCGTTCTGCGTCGATAAGGATCACGCCAACTTCGTTACCATGCAGTTTGTAAGAGCGGGCATTAACGCCGAAGTCATGGTAGCCGAGACCCCTCACGATGAACGGCAGGTGATGATCCACCGTTTCGAAACGGGCGCCACAAAAATTATCGTCAGCGTCGGTGTGCTGGTGGCCGGGTTCGACAGTGATGTGCGCTGCGTTATCTACGCCCGACCAACAAAGAGCGAAATTCGGTGGCTACAGGCAATTGGTCGCGGGCTTCGTACTGCGCCTGGCAAAGACGCCTGTCTGATATTTGACCACAGCGGAACGGTTCACCGCCTCGGTTTCCCGGATGCTATCGAATATGACGAACTGCCATCTAAAAGCGACGGCATGAAAGAGTCAGCAGCCCGCGCAATCGAAGAGCGGGAAGAGAAGCAACCGAAAGAATGCCCGGATTGCCATTTCATGAAGCCTGCCGGGGTATACGTCTGCCCTAAATGCGGGTTCAAACCTCTGGTAGGCGAAGACGTGCAGACCGACACACAGCGCAATATCAAAAAGCTCAAAAAGGGCGAAAAGGTTTACACCAAATCCGATAAACAGTCCTGGTGGAGTCAGATCAAGTTCTACCAGCGCCAGCGCGCATCGATGGGTAAGCCCGTGAGCGATGGCTGGTGTGCCCATACCTTCCGCGACAAATTCAACGAGTGGCCGAACGGTCTTAGTGACTTTCCTATGGAGATCACGCCAGACGTCAGCAACTACATAAAACACAAACGTATCGCCTTTGCTAAAGGCCGGGAGAAATCCGCACAGAATGCAGCCGGGTCGCCTGCCGACTGCGCAGAGGAAACACAAAAAATCATCAGAGCAAAACATCAGATGGCAGATATCCGCAGCATGTTGGGGAGAAAAAGCGCGTGAAAACATCAGAAGCAGCAAAAGGCCGGTGGTCAGAGATTTTTGAATATTACGGGCTTCCGCCTGTTACGGGTAAAAACCATTTCAAGGGTGAATGCCCGGTGTGCGGTGCGCGTGGAAAATACCGCGTCGATGACAGAGACGGATCGGGTTCATGGATTTGTGTCTGTGGTAGTGGTGATGGTATGTCACTGCTGGTTAAAACTCAGGGGAAGAGTTTCAGCGCAATCAGCACGGAAGTGGATCAGATCATTGGTAACGATTACCGCCACGAAAAGATTCCGGTACACAGCTCAGCCGCCAGATTACGCCAGCGTACCATCAGTAAGTTTGCAAAGCTGGCGCCGTTACGAGGCACTGCGGGTGCTGGTTATCTGCAACACCGTGGAATTACCAGACTCCCCGCAGATGCCATCAGGTTCTGCGATAAGCAGCGTCACGCAGGTAAGGTCTATCAGGCGCTTTATGCGCTTGCCACGGATGACAAGGGTGAACTGTGTTACCTGCACCGCACGTTACTGGAGGGCGAACATAAGGCACCCCTCGGAGAAAGTGCCAAACGCCAGAAATCCATGCAGGAAGAGAACTATCTTGAATACGCCCGCTCTGTGGCTATCCGCATGTTCCCTGTATCCTCGACTCTCGGTATTGCTGAGGGTATCGAGACGGCACTCTCCTGCTATCAGATTTATGGCGTGAATACCTGGGCGGTAATGAACAGTAACTTCATGAAGAAATTTCGCGCACCGGCCGGGGTAAAACACCTTGTCGTTTTTGCTGATATGGACAGGCATTCGGCGACGGGCCAGGCAGCCGCATTCGAGTGCGCCCATGCCAATTTGCTCGCAAAAAACGACCTTTTGAAAGTCAGCGTGCGCTGGCCCGATAACGGAGATTTCAACGACATGCTCCAGAACGGCGATCAGGTACGAGAACTGGTATTCACCAAAAAACAGCAGGTGGCCGCATGAAGATGGAATCAGGTCTCAAACATTTCAGCCCTCAGGGAATGCTCATCAATGATGATACGAAGAGCACCTCACCCGACCGACTTAACGGCACTGATATCATGTATGCGTTTGGAGCCACCAGCAGCCGCGCACGGTTCGGCCTGGCAGCATTCCTCGGAAAAGCTGGGGTCAGCAGGTCTGATGAGCAACTGGCGGTTCAGGCGCTGGCACGATACGCAATGGAGGCTGCGCCGAAGAACGTTCGCAAAGCTGCTGGTGGGCAATTCGGAAACTGTATGATGCTGCTCGCGCAATTCGCTTTCGCAGAATACTCACGCTCGGCGGCCAGCACAGCAACCTGCCTCCGTTGCAACGGCACAGGGAAAACCACCGCGACGCAGGTCACGCGTAAAGTATCCTACCCATGGGGGAAAGCGCCTTACTGGGCCAGTCGCTCCCGCGCTGTTCATCCGTCAGACTGGGAGCAATGGACAGAGGTAACGGAGATTGTCCCGGCCAAATGTGAAGCTTGCGACGGCAAGGGCCAGTTAAGCGCACGCTGCCGCTGTGGCGGAAAAGGCGAGGTGCTCGACCGCAAGGCGACAAAAGAAAAGGGGGCGCCGGTATTCAAGGTCTGTGAGCGTTGTAGTGGTAATGGTTTTACGGTCACGCCGTCCACAGTGGCTCACAAAGCAATCCTCAAATTCGTGCCTGACCTCCATGTCAGAACGTGGACAAGGAACTGGAAGCCATTCTATGAAGCGCTGGTGGATGTGTGCAACGCGGGCGAGAACAATGCAGCGCGAGAATTTGAACGTGTCACACGATAGCGAGCATATTTAGCATTTTCGAAACGTAGGGCTTGATTTTGTCCGAAGTTGTCTAGTATGCTTCTAATTATGGGTTCGTGCGTCTGAAACGAATAACCACCAAATTTAAGGCTCGCTTCGGCGGGCCTTTTTTCGTATTCAGGCCTCACTGACGGCGGCTCATTACCCAACCGTCAGGCGCTTGCGCAGAGGCCGCCTTCTTTGGTCGCTGGACCGTTCCCTCTACTGGTCTGGTTGTGATTGCTCCGGCGGCCGAAGCCATCCCGCGTCTGTGCCGACGCAAACATCAAACCGCAGAGCCTTTACAGAGGTGAGCCACAGGGAGTCTGACTCTCTGCGTACTCTCCCTGGGCACTGGCTCACCCCTTAAAGGAAAGTCCCATGAAGAAATCATTCACCGCTATTGCGGCGGTTCTCCTGTTTTCCAGTTTTGGAGCAACAGCCGCTGACATCACGATCACCACCGGGCAGCAGGGCTTAACGTACAACGCTGTGTATGGTGTGAACCTCGCCAGTGCGCTAAGCGAATATGGCTATAAATCGACAGTAGTCCCGAGCAAAGGCTCACTGGACAACCTTGATAAAGTCGCCAGCGGCGAAGCGCAGATCGGTTTCACCCAGGCTGATGCATTTCAGTTCTGGCGCAGCCGACACGGTAACGAAGCTCAGAAGGTCGACATCATCGGCGAGCTGGGCGATGAATGCGTGTTTGTGGCCGTGAAAGACGGCGGGAAGGTCGGCAGCGAAAGCGATCTGAAAGAAGGCATTAAAATCGCCGTGGGTGAACCTGCCAGCGGTTCTTATGCATCCTGGCAATATCTCCAGTCCCTCGAAAAGGATTACGCGAAAGTAGAGACCTACGCAAAAGGCGGCGTTCGTTCGCTGGCAAAAGTCACTACCGGGGAATATGACGCGTTCCTGTGGGTGTCAGCACCAGACCGCACGAATAAGTTTCTGGAGTCGGTAAACCAGAAGGGCAGCGGCCTGACGATGATCAGCATGAATGGCTGGAGCGTCGACGATAAGTTGCCAAACGGCAAAGCGGTTTATGAGCTGAAAAAGGCGGTCACTGAATCTGGCTGGCTCAGTGATTCAAAAGTGAAAGTGCCGTGTACTAAAACGCTGGTGGTCGCAAACACTGATGCCGGTGATGACATGCTGGAAACCGCATCAACTGTGCTGCTCAAAAACCTGTCCCGCGTGCTGGGCAGCAAATGATTAAGCGCGTTGGCTGGTGGACTCTTTTTATCGTGTCTCTGTTTATTGCCTGGCGGCTGGCTGGCGTACTGATGGATTTTGCTCTGCTGGGCATTTCCATCGTCATGCTGGTGGTCTGCTGGTACCGACCTTATAAAGCTAAAAAATAATACTGCACAAAAATCCCCTGTTGTATGGGGGGAGTGTGGAATGTTATGAAAAAAAACAGGAAGTGACGACACCGTACACTACCTGTGAAATACAGCAACACGTCTGGTTATATGTCTGTTAACGCCCGATAAATGTGGATCAGATCACGAAAATGTACAAAGCTAAATTTTGGTGAAATGCTTTTATACCCGTGGTAATGTATTTCTGTAATAAATCCAGATTTGCGGGGTGTGTAAGACAGGTTGCTGTTTCTGTAACTTACACCAACGGTACGCAACAGTCCTGCACCTTCGGAATACTTGGAATTATGCATAACAAATATAGAGATAACCCTGATTTATGACCTGTCCCGTGGCAGGTCTTTTTTTATGGCTAAGGCTGTTGCTTTGTTTGGACGATGAGTTTAACTCATTGACGAATTGGTATTGGCAATTTTACATTGTTGAGGTGGTGAATCCCCCTGTGCGGAGGGGCGTAAACAGTACCGGTTTTCCACTACGGTCTCATTAGCTAACGCGAGTCACGGTGGCTGACCAAAGACTCACCGGGAGGCACCCGGCACCACAGTATTCTCTGTTTTGTTATTTTTCTCTTTAGGCCTGCTCCCTGCGAGTGGGCCTTTTTTATTTCTCCCTCTTCCACACAGCACTTCCCAAAAGCGGAGGTGGAGTATGTATCGAATGGACAAAATCACAACTGGTGTGAGCTACGGTTTTGCCGGAGCAAACGGAGGGTTCTGGGTGCTCCAGCTACTGGATAAAGTCTCGCCCTCACAATGGGCGGCTATTGGTGTTCTCGCGAGCGTCCTGTTTGGTCTGCTGACGTATCTGACCAATCTGTATTTCAAAATCAAAGAAGATCGGCGCAAAGCCGCCAGGGGTGAGTGATGGCAAACAGGGCAAAGCTTAGCGCGGCAATGTTGTCTCTCATCGCCGCGGGGGCATCAGCGCCGGTACTGTTTGATCAGTTCATCAGCGAGAAAGAAGGTAACGCACTTGTAGCCGTTGTTGACCCGGGTGGCGTCTGGTCACTGTGTCACGGCGTAACGGTCATTGACGGTAAGCCAGTAGTTAAAGGCCAGCGTGCAACAGAAGCACAGTGCAAGAAGGTAAACGCCATCGAGCGTGACAAGGCGCTTGCATGGGTAGACCGAAATATCAAAGCGCCACTAACTGAACCGCAGAAAGTAGGTATTGCGTCATTCTGCCCGTACAACATCGGCCCCTCTAAGTGTTTCCCCTCGACGTTCTACCAGCGCATCAATGCTGGTGACCGTAAAGGTGCGTGTGAAGCTATTCGCTGGTGGATTAAAGATGGTGGTCGCGACTGCCGGTTAACCAAAGGCCAGGCGAATGGCTGTTATGGACAGGTAGAGCGACGGGATCAGGAAAGCGCACTGACGTGCTGGGAGCTGGATAAATGACGCCAAAAGCCTGGTTGATAATCGGTGCTGAGTTACTGCTGTCGCTTCTGCTGATTTATATCCTGTTTGATCAAATTAGCACTGAGAAAAAGCGGGCCGACGATGCCACATCGCTGGCTAAACAGCGTCAGGAAACCATTGACGATATGACAGTACGTCAGCGTGATGTCGCCACGCTTGATGCAAAATACACCGGAGAACTTGCAGATGCTAAAAAACAGCTTGAAAATCTGCAGCGTTGCGTTAGCACTGGTAAGTGTGGGCTGCACATCAACGCCAAATGTCCAGCGAACGGTACGACCAGCGCCACCGGCATGGATGATGCAACCGGCCCCCGACTTACTGACGCCGCTGAACGGGATTATTTCACCCTCAGAGAGCGAATCGAAACCATCACCAAACAACTGACGGGCCTGCAACAGTATGTGCGTGAGCAGTGTCTTAAATAACTGGAGAGGAAAATATGGCAGTAGTTCTCACAGCCAGGCAGATTGAAGAGCTGGCAGTTTTCGCGAAAGAAGATGGACAGCCTCAATACACCATCACTACCGTAACAATTCCGGCGTTTGAATCCGATGATGGTGAAACCATCCCGGAATACACGGGGCTGATCGCTTACTCCGATTCGCTGGAACATGGTGTGCTGCAACTCGACGACTAGGCATTACAGCAGGCATTCACTGAGTGCCTGATAATGTTCCACACTCCGTATTGTGATAATTTGTAGTATCGGGAGGTGTTATGAAAAAAAAAGAGGCCACTAACAAGGCCCCTTCAAAGTCAGATAAATCTATTCAGCGCAGTGCAGAAGCACTCATTGCTAACTCTCAGGCGCTGCTGAGGCAATTTCAAGAGCGACCTGACGTACCACCGCATTAATCTGCACTGTTTCTTCTGGCTGCAATCTCTCGACGTCAACAAAAACTTGCTCTAGGTTAGCCCTGAAAGTCTTCGCTTGTTGTGCATCTAATGTAGCGAGCAGGCTACGCACAACTACTTCCAGCACATTGGATCTCACATTAGTTTCGTGAACAGAAAATGGTTCAATTCCCATGTTAAAACCCTCTTGTTAAGGAGAGGGAAGGATACCACCAAGCCTCGCAATAGCGGGGCTTTTTTATGCGCCTCGCACGCGCAGCCTAACGATAACTTTCAGTCGTGAGCCTGGGGTATTCCGCGTTATCGGGCGGTCTTCCCGTGCGACAGGCTCACATCTAAAAGGAAACAAACATGAACTGCCAGATTAAAAAAGTGATCGTCAGCATTTCATCGCTTGGCTCTAAGCTTTCCGGTGAGCACCTTACTGTTCACGTGTACGCCAGCAATGAAGCTGAAAAGTTGTTGGTTGGCCGCCTGGATTTTGTGGGCAAAACAGATTCAGTTTTCAAACGTTCTCTGAATGTGATTTGTCCTGATGGGTTTGAACTCTCGGCCATTGCCGTGGATGAACTCGGCGTGCCACATCCATTTAACGATAGTTGGGGCATTACTGTCGCTGATGATTTGCATTATCCGCGTGGTGGGTTTCTTACGCCTGAAAAGGCTATGAGCAAAGAACTATCCGGTGATGCTGACGCCAGCATTAGTACTATCCACTTAGCTACCTCTTGTACTGGAATTAACCCGTTATCAACTGCGATTAAACTTTCTGATGAGATGCGAGATGCTGTTATTGCCGCCGTTCGTGACAGCGGCCAGTTCGTTGAGAAACCAACTGGCGACGAGCAGCAGTCAGTGGTGTTCAGGGCTGACCGTTTCAAAGTGACGGTTGAGGTAAATGACAGCGGTGAACCCACCATCCAGCGGCAAATCCAGCAGGCTGCTAACGCTGTTATTGAAGCGACAAAAGCAGCACTAACCAGACAAGATGCGGCGATGGCGGATCTGGCTTCCGCTCAGGCTGCTATTACGGAACACATTAACCAGGTTGTGAATAATGCCCTTGCCAATGCTCTTAAGCCTGGTGGTGTGCTGTATGGGCTGCGCTGATGCCCGCGCTAATACCGCGAGCGTGCCGAAAGCGTGGATGCCCAGGCACTACCACGGACCGCTCAGGCTACTGCGATAAGCACCGCAACGAAGGCTGGGAGCAGCACCAGCAGGGCAGGAGCAGACATCAGCGAGGATATGGCAGCAAGTGGGAGATTCGCCGCACTCGCATCCTGAGCCGCGATAACCACCTGTGCCAGTCATGCCTCAAAGAGGGTCGCGCTGTGGCTGCTGTGACCGTCGACCATATCAAGCCGAAGGCACAAGGGGGTACCGATGATGACGCCAACCTGCAAAGCCTTTGCTGGCCTTGCCACCGCAGGAAAACGGCCACCGAAAAGCAATAGTGAAATCATTTCAAATGCAATCATTTCGATGTTAATGATAACGATTATCATCATGGTGGGGGGGGGATCAAATCCCTACAGCCGCGCGCCCCAGGGACCGACGCCTGACCTTTCTTCACATCGCCGCAGGTTACAAAACTTTTTTTGGGGATCCCCAGCCGATCATTAATAGGAGTTTTCGATTATGTCTGGACCACCGAAAACCCCGAGCCATCTGCGTTTGGTGAGGGGTAACCCATCCAAGCGCCCGATCAACAAAGATGAGCCAAAACCCCCAAAAGGGGTTCCCCCAACTCCGAAGCATTTCGATAAACAGGCGAAGTACTGGTTTAAGAGAATGGCCGAGGAACTGGATGCTGTCGGCGTCATTTCTCAACTCGACGCACGGGCGCTTGAACTGCTGGTGGAGGCATATACCGAATACCGCCACCACTGCGACGCTCTGGAGATCGAGGGATATACGTACCGGACTGAAACACAAACTGGAGATGTGCTAATTAAGGCTCACCCGGCGGCAATTATGAAAGCGGACGCATGGAAACGGCTTCGCGCCATGCTTGCTGAGTTTGGTATGACCCCCGCCAGCCGTTCAAAAGTCAGCATTAATAAGCCTGATGCGGTTGACCCGCTGGCAGAGTTCATGAAAGCGAGGGATTAATGGCTAAGGTTGCAGAAGGCATACGCTACGCCGAACGGGTTGTAGCGCGGGAAATTGTTGCCTGTGAATATGTGCGCCTGGCCTGTCAGCGTTTTCTTGATGATCTGGCGCATGGTGAGGAGCGGGGCATTTTTTTCAGCGAGGCGCGCGCGCAGCACATCCTCAATTTTTATAAATTTGTGCCTCACGTTAAGGGGGCACTGGCAGGCCAGCCGATAGAATTAATGGACTGGCATGTTTTCATTCTGATTAACATCTTCGGCTTTGTTATTCCCCTGGTGAATGAAGCGACCGGGGAAGTGGTTCTGCGTAACGATGGCAGCGGACGCCCGGTAATGGTTCGCCGCTTCCGGACCGCTTATAACGAAGTGGCCCGAAAAAACGCAAAATCTACGCTTTCCTCTGGTGTTGGCCTCTATATGGCCGGGGCTGATGGCGAAGGGGGCGCAGAGGTCTATTCAGCGGCGACCACCCGCGATCAGGCTCGTATTGTTTTCGAAGACGCCAAAAACATGGTGAAAAAGGCGAAAGCGACACTGGGCCGACTGTTCGAATTCAATAAGCTGGCGATTTACCAGGAGCAAAGCTCATCCAAGTTTGAACCGTTATCGTCTGACGCCAACAATCTCGACGGCCTGAATATTCACTGCGGCATTGTCGATGAGTTGCACGCACACAAAACGCGTGATGTGTGGGACGTTCTGGAGACAGCAACAGGTGCGCGCCTGCAGTCGCTTTTGTTTGGCATCACAACCGCCGGATTTAATAAAGAGGGCATCTGTTACGAGCTGCGCGACTACGCCATAAAGGTTCTGCAGGGCTACAACAGCAAGGTTGAAGGTGCTGTTAAAGATGACAGCTTTTTTGCCATCATTTTCACTCTTGATAAAGGCGATGATCCGTTTGATGAAACGGTCTGGCAAAAAGCCAATCCCGGCCTGGGCATCTGTAAACGGTGGGATGATCTGCGCCGCCTGGCGAAAAAAGCGAAAGAGCAGGTTTCCGCGCGCGTTAATTTCTTCACAAAGCATATGAATATCTGGGTGACCGCTGAATCAGCCTGGATGGACATGATGAAGTGGGAGGCTTGTGAAGACATCGCGCCCGTTCATGAGCTGAAAACCTACCCGATGTGGGTTGGCGTGGATTTGGCCCATAAAATCGATATCTGCGCAGCCGCGAAGATATGGCGTGCCGATAACGGCCACCTGCATGCGGACTTTAAATTCTGGCTACCCGAAGGGCGTTTAGAAAAATGCTCTGAACAAATGGCGCAGATGTACCGGGGGTGGGCCATGCTCGGAAAGTTAGAACTGACCGACGGTGACGTAATCGACCACCATCAGATTAAAGCTGATTTGCTCGACTGGATAGGCGGGCAAAGCCTGAAAGAGGTCGGTTTTGACCCCTGGAGTGCCACACAATTCAGCCTGGCGCTGGCCGAAGAAGGGATCCCGCTGGTGGAGGTGCCTCAGACGGTTCGCAACTTCTCGGAAGCCATGAAAGAGGTGGAAGCGCTGGTGTACGGGGGAAGATTCCACCATTCCAATCATCCGGTGATGAACTGGATGATGTCGAACGTGACCGTTAAGCCCGACAAAAACGACAACATTTTCCCTAACAAATCCACTCCGGAAGCAAAAATCGATGGCCCTGCAGCGCTGTTTACCGGGATGAGCCGCGTGCTTGTGAACGGTGGCGATGCTCCCGACTTCCTTTCCACTCTCGACCCGGATGACGACCTGCTAATCCTATGAAATCTCTGATTATCGATATTATCGGGCTGTCCGGTTTCGGGCTGCTCACGGGCGGGGTTTACCTGCAATTTGGGCTGGCCCCTGCGTTGATGTTTTCTGGTGGGTTGCTGCTTACAGGGGCGCTGCTGACAGCAAAAGGGGGCAAGCGTGTTACTTGATGCCATTTTCCGCAGTGAACCGCTCGAAAACCCCGCCACGCCGCTGACAGGTGAGACCGCCGACGCTGACAGCAGCCTGGGGCGTGATATTTACGTCAGCCCGGTGAACGCAATGAAGCTGGCAGCGGTGTATTCCTGTATTTATGTGATCGCATCCAATCTTGCGCAAATGCCGTTACACGTCATGCGAAAGAACGGGAATGCGGTTGCCCCGGCGCGCGACCATCCGGTGTTTTACCTGCTGCATGATGAGCCAAACATCTGGCAGACCAGCTATAAATGGCGCGAACTCACGCAGCGGCATGTGCTGGGCTGGGGGAATGGTTATGGCTGGGTGAAGCGCTCCCGTCGCGGAGAGGTACAGTCGATTGAAAACCCGATGCCCTGGGAAACCACCTTACTGAATACCGGCGGTCGCTACACCTACGGGGTTTATAACGAAGAAGGATCATTTGCTATCAGTCCCGACGACATGATTCATGTTCGCGCACTGGGTAACAACCAGAAAATGGGCCTGTCACCGATCATGCAACACGCAGAAACCATCGGTATGGGGATGAGTGGTCAGCAGTACACCAGTTCATTTTTTAACGGCAACGCACGACCTGCCGGGATCATCTCCGTGAAAAGCGACCTGAATGAAGAAAGCTGGTCGCGGCTTAAAAAGGTGTGGCAAAAAGCGGTAGCGGCTTTACGCAGCCAGGAAAACAAAACGATGTTGCTCCCGGCGCAACTGGATTACAAAGCGTTGACGGTTTCCCCGGTCGATGCACAGATCATCGATATGTCCAAACTGAACCGTTCAATGATTGCCGGGATTTTCAACGTCCCGGCACACATGATTAACGACCTGGAAAAAGCCACGTTCAGCAATATCACTCAGCAGGCCATTCAGTTTGTCCGCTATACGATGATGCCGTGGGTGACTAACTGGGAGCAGGAGTTAAACCGACGCCTGTTTACCCGCGCCGAACGTGCCGCCGGGTATTACGTCCGCTTCAATCTTACGGGGCTGTTGCGCGGTACGCCGCAGGAGCGAGCCCAGTTCTATCACTTTGCCATCACCGATGGCTGGATGAGCCGCAATGAGGCGCGCGCCTTTGAGGATATGAACCCGGTTGACGGGCTGGATGAAATGCTGGTCAGCGTGAATGCCGCAAATCCTGCCGGCGATTTTAAACCCGATAAAACAACAGAGGATAAAACCGATGAATGACCGTGAATTACGGTGTTACAGCGGCGAGGTTCGGGCAGAACAGCAGAGCGATCAGCCCACGCGGATCATCGGTTACGGTTCCGTGTTCAATTCCCGTTCCGAGCCACTCTGGGGCTTTCGCGAAATCATCAAGCCCGGTGCGTTTGATGACGTTCTGACAAACGACGTTCGCGGACTGTTTAACCATGACCCGAATTTCATTCTTGGGCGCAGCGCGGCGGGTACGTTATCGCTGAGCGTGGATGAACGCGGCCTGCAATACAACATTCTGGCACCGGATACGCAAACCATTCGCGATCTGGTCATTGCGCCGATGGTACGGGGTGATATCAGCCAGTCTTCGTTTGCGTTCCAGGTGGCCCGTGATGGTGACGACTGGTACGAGGATGACGAAGGCATTGTTATCCGTGAAATCAGCAAGTTTTCCCGTCTGTACGATGTCTCGCCGGTGACGTATCCGGCATATCAGGATGCTGATTCCGGCGTCCGCTCTATGAAAGCCTGGCAGGAGGCGCGCAACAGCGGTGCGCTAAAGAACGCCATTAACCAACGAATGGCGCGCGAGCGCCTGCTGACCCTTCTTAACGCGTAAGGAAATTATTCTATGGCACTTCATGAACTTAAACAGAAACGTAACACTATCGCAGCAGATATGCGCGCGCTCCACGAAAAGATTGGCGATACCGCCTGGACTGACGAGCAGCGCACGCAGTGGGGCGCGATGAAATCTGAGCTTGACGCGCTGGACGCCCAGATTGCTCGCGAAGAAGAACTTCGCCGCCAGGATCAGACTTATATTGAAGATCAGGAAGGAGAGCAGCGCCAGCAGCAGGGTAACCATGGCGATCCACAGCAACAGGCCAGTGAACGCCGGGCCGCCGCATTTAATGGCTTCCTGCGCCGTGGCGTGGCTGAACTGAGCGCAGAGGAACGTCAGGCATTACGTGAACTGCGTGCGCAGGGCACCAGTCCTGATGAGCAGGGCGGTTATACCGTTCCGACCCAGTTCCAGAACCGCATTGTTGAATCCATGCGGGCCTATGGTGGCATTGCCAGCATTTCGCAAATCCTCACGACGGCCACCGGGCAGGATATCGCCTGGTCAACGTCCGACGGTACGACAGAAGAAGGTGAACTTCTTGCTGAAAATACCGCAGCCAGTGAGGGTGATACCACGTTCGGTACCGCCATTCTGGGTGCAAAAAAACTCTCCTCCAAAATCATCCGTGTGTCCAATGAACTGCTGCAGGATAGCGGTGTGGATATTGAGGCATTTCTTGCGTCACGCATTGCATCCCGTATTGGACGCGGTGAGGCGAAATACCTTGTGCTGGGTACGGGGGCTGGTACGCCGCTGCAGCCGAAGGGGCTGGCAGCATCAGTGACCAATACGGTCAGCACAGCAGCCGCCGCAACTTTTAAATGGACTGAGCTGAACTCCCTTAAACACGCCGTTGATCCGGCATATCGCAATGGTCCTAATGTGCGCTTTGCCTTTAATGATGCGACGCTGCAGGTCATTGAAGAGATGGTGGACGCGCAAAACCGTCCGCTGTGGTTGCCCAGCATCATCGGCGGTGCGCCGGCTACGGTTCTCCAGACGCCATATGTTATCGACCCGGCCATTCCGAATGTTGCAGCGGGCGCTAAGTTCGCTTATTTCGGTGATTTTAACCGCTTCATCATTCGCCGCGTGTCGTATATGACCCTCAAACGCCTGGTGGAGCGTTACGCTGAGTATGACCAGACCGCATTCCTGGCCTTCCATCGCTTTGACTGTGTGCTGGAAGATACCGCAGCGATTAAAGCGCTGGCGGGTAAAGCCGCGTAATCGAACCCCGGAAATGCCTCCACCGCTTCGGCGGTTTTTTTATGCCCGCAGTTCGCTGCGGGCTAAGGAAAATCATGGTTCCTTCACTCAAACAACTGCGGATGCAGTGCCGTATTGATGACGATGACACATCAGGCGACGCTCTTTTAACGCTGATGGCGGCGGCGGCACGAAAGCGTGCGGAAAACTTTATCAACCGTAAGCTGTATGACGTGGTCGTACCTGACACCGATCCTGACGGTCTGGTTATCAGCGAGGACATTTGCCTCGCGCTGATGCTGCTGGTGGGCCACTGGAATGAGAGCCGGGAAGAAGCCACCGAAGTGGCGAAGATGAGCATCCCCTGGGGCTTCGCTTCACTGCTGGAGCCTTATCGCTATATTCCACTTTAGGGGGTTTTATGCAGGCTGGTCGAAATCGTCACCGTGTCACCATACAGAATTCAGTAACAGTCAGATCACCTTCGGGTCAGCCTAAACAGGACTGGCAGGATGGGAAAACTGTATGGGCTGAGGTGAAGGGCATCAGCGGGCGCGAGCTGATGGCCTCCGGTGCAGAAAAAGCCGAAGCCACTGTGCGTGTGTGGCTTCGGTATCGTCAGGATGTTTCTGCAGCGTCTCGCCTTAAAGTGCTGACTGGCCCGTTTCGTGGGCAGTTGCTTGAAGTCTCCGGTCCGCCTGTCCCTGATGAACGAGCCACGCGGCTGGAAGTTCTCTGTAAGCAGGGGGTAAAAGCGTGATTGACCATAAACTGGATTTTTCCGGCCTGCTGGATATCTCCCGTGATATGGAGTTGCTCAGCAAGGCGGAGAACAAAAAGGTTTTGCGTGACGGCACACGCGCAGCCGCAGAAGTGCTGAAAACGGCAATTGTTGAGCGTGCACCTGAACGTACCGGGAAACTGAAACGAAACGTTGTGGTGGTCACGATGCGGGGCCGCAGAAATGCGATCTCATCCGGTGTTCATATCCGCGGTGTTAACCCTGAAACGGGAAACAGCGACAACACCATGAAAGCCAGCAACCGGCGCAACGCGTTTTACTGGCGTTTCGTTGAGTTAGGCACGTCGAACATGCCTGCACATCCCTTTGTGCGGCCTGCGTTTGATACACGTCAGGAAGAGGCGACACGCGCGGCGATCGCCAGGATGAATCAGGCTATAGATGAGGTGCTGTCAAAATGACTGAGGCGACGATTTATGCGCTGATCGGTGCACTGGCAGACGGTCAGGTTTATCCGTATGTGGTACCGCTGAATGCACAGGGTGAGCCTGCCGTCAGTCCACCCTGGGTTGTCTTCTCGCTGCCGACTGACGCAATGGCCGATGTGCTCTGCGGGCAGGCTGAATCCACTGTTTCGTTTCAGGTGGATGTGTATTCGCTCGATCTGGATGAGGCCCGCGAAATTCGTGATCAGGCGCTTGCCAGCCTGTCTGTACTTGGGCTGGAAAACATCAATAAGTTTCCACTGTATGAACCGGAGACCCGTCTTCACCGCGCCTCGCTTGAGGCATCTGTGATTGTCTGA